AAAGATAAACCCATCTGTTTCATAGTTTCCTCTAAACTCTACCTCTTTATCTCCTGTAAATGGTGGTATACCTTCATCCATTAAATCAGCAGAACTTCTAAATGGTATTCTCTCCATGTTTGAAAGGTCTGGTCCTACTTCTACACCTATAGTTTCAAACATTCTAACTGTAATATCGTATATTCTTTTTGTCTTACCTTGTGATGTACCATTTTGTGATCCAGCATTTAATCTCATAGTTTGTAGTAAAGATGTGTAAGCTAAACCTACTTTAACACTTGTTGAAGAACGATCTAAAGTAATACTGCCAGAGCTTACAGTTTTATCTGGATGTGATGCACCATTAGCTAATATAGAAACTGTTTGTCCTTCAAGGTGGTCTAGTCCAGATATTGTTGTAACAGCACTACCACTATAACTTAATGCACTATCTAAAAAATTAAATGATGTATTATTTGTTTCATCAAAATCAAATACATTTAATATTTCTACAAATCTTCTAGTAGCACCATTGATTGTTCTTTTGACAATTACATAAACTTGGTATTCAGTATCGTCTGTTGGAATTACTGCAACACTTTCACATACTGCTTTACCTTCATTAGTTTTTGCTAGTCTAGTAGAATCATCTAAAGATGTAACAGTTAAAAATCCTGTAGACAATGGTGATGTTTCTGTAATCGTAACTACATTACTACTAACTGTTGCTGTAAAATTAGAATCAGCATCTATTAATGTTTTTAAATTTGTTGCTGTTTGATTGTTACTAGATGTAGTATGAAATTTTCCAGATGTAGCAGATGTAGCGGATGTAAAGGTTGTAGTTGTACCATCTGCTTTTGTTAAAGCTATTCTTGTACCATTTGCAATATTTGCAAAATCAGTAACTGTAACTGTAGCATTACCAAATCTACCACCAAAAATATGTCTGTGCCAAGCTGTTACTTGTTGTTCTCTTTGATAAGTAAGACCTGCTAGTTCACCATCTCCTCTTACCGCATAAATAATTTGATTGGGTTCTTGTTGATATGCAACTTGTGTTATTCCACCTTCAGTAACGTGTTCTGCAAGGATAGTCATGTCGGGTGCAATATAACCATCTACATCAAAGTTATATGCTAGTTCTCTAATTTTTCTTTTAGCACGTTGTAAAAATAATGTTGCGTTACCTACAGCTATAGCATCTACATTAGCTGCACCATGGTTAGATTGTTTTTTGATTAATATGTTTGTAGGTGTAACTGCACTATCTGTACCACCACCACTTACTGTAAATTCACCACCTGCTGTACCTATAATTAAAGTTCTTGTTGCTGTCATAAATCTAATAGCATTAACTTGGTTAGATGCGATTGTGTAAATTATTGCATCATCATCAGCTATTGTGCCACCAATGTTTGCATCCATGTTTTCATAATCACCAGATTTAGAAAAAAATATTGTTTGTGGTTGGTTAGTTGTTCCAGCAAATACTAATCGTTGTTCAAAAAAGGTTACGCAAGAAGGATGACCTGTAGTGTCAGAAAAAGCTCCTAGTCTCCAATTTTCTGTAGCACTAGCACTATCTAAAGCTGTAATAATTGTCATAACTGCATTAGTTGTATCTGTTACACCGGTTATTTTTGCATAACCATCATTTAAAAAAACAAATCTTCCTACATCTGTTGCAAGAAAACCACTGCCACCATTAATACCAGTAATTGCAGAAGCCACTAAAGCTATACCTGTACCTACTGCTGATTGACCGGGATTTAAAGTTGTGTCTGTTGTATTAGCATCTTGCATTGGTCCTTTAGTAAAATCTACATCTGTTAATGTCCAAGAAGTATGACCAGTACGAGATAGTTTTTCTACCTCATGTTCTGGATGAATTATGTACATTACGTCTGCCGATTGTGCAAATTTTAAATCAAAAAGTTGTGCAGTAGTATAAGGTGTTACTAATTCAAAAACTTTATTAGATACACCACCAGAAGTATAAGTAGTAAATGATGAACTGTTTATATCAACACCATCTTTATCTTGTAGTTCAAATGTGTTTGTAGTTTTGTCTGCAACTAAAAATCTTTTACCATTAACTTCTGTCATACCACCAACAGCAGTAATTACTACTTCATCACCATTTGAATATCCATGTGATGTAGCAGTTACTACAGCAGGATTAGCTTTTGTAATTGCAGATATAGTTTTGTCTCCTTCTAATACAGCACCACTATCTTTGTAAACTCTCATTTTTAAATTAGAAAACTCCAACATATAAGTTTGTGTTGTAGAAAATTCAAAAGGTATTAATCTTGTTTTGTTTGCACTATTAGCAACTTCTGCTAAAAATGTAGAACCGGGTCTACGAGCTGCACTACCATGTGGATATACTATTAAGTTTTCTAATGTTGAACAGCCAGATGTATATTTAGTTAAATCAGTTCTACCATCTAATCTTGGCGATAGCTCACCACCTGTAAAGTTTGTTAATTCAACTGCAACCCTAGCCATGGTCTAAAACCTTGAGTTAATAAATGTACCTGCGTCTATAACATCTGCCATGCCTAAATCTTGTTCAACATTTTGACCTTCAGTTGAATCTACAAATCTAGCATCTTTTAATTTATCTTGAAACAAATTATACATATTTGTTGCTGTAGTATTATTAGAAGTAACTGCAAAAGCAATGTCTGCACTTAAAGCAGCAGATAAAGTTTCTCTTAATGATTCATCATATTCATTAGGATCTGTAACTCTACTAACATATAATATTTTCATAGTCTCTGTGTTACTTAATATTTTTCTACCTTCTACTTTGTAGTTTGAATCATAGTCTAATATACGAAGTAATCTTAAACAATCTGCTGGTAAAGTATAAGCATATTTAAAACCCCATGCAGGAGCTGTTGTATCTTGTGCTAGTTCAATTCTTTTCTGTAAGCAGTTCCAAGGATGTGATCTAAATACACCATCTCTTACTTGAGTAAATCTTGAGTTACAAAGTCTTGCGTTTTTTGAATCTTCTGTAAGTGAAAGAATAGTTGTTGCACCTAATTGATTTAATGCTCCATTACAAATGTCTACTGTTGATGCCATACTACTTCCTTATAATATACTTGCGTCTTATTTGTCTATCTTTTTCTAACGCAAATATTTCTTCTTCTGTTCTTTCTTGTTTGGTATCAAAACCATAATGATATTTAGTATCATGTTTAAATCTATCTACCAACACATACCTATAAACATAATTATCTTTTTTAAAATGTAATACAGGTTTTAAATCTTGTATTTTCTTCATGCACTCTAGGCGGCTTCCACTCTCGCTTTCACCGCCTAAAATTTTATTTATTAATTTACTACGTAACTAATGTTCCAAGCCATTGTTCCAGCAGTACCACCAGTTGCAGAAAAAGTAACTGCAATATAGTAATATCCTCCCGGATCTGTTGTATCACCAGCTAGTTCATAAAGTTTTTGAGAACCAGTATTTAAGTCAGCAGCTTCAAAACGAAGGTCTGCCAAAGCTGCAGGTACATCAACAGCAGTAGCAAAAACATCTTCGTCTTTAACTGTACCATCTGTTTTGTAAATACCAACATTGTATTGACATGAACCACCTAATTCATCTGCACCAACAAAAAGTTGTGTTACAGCTGCATTAGAAGGAATAGGTGCTAACATAACAATATCGTTATCAGTACTGTCTCCAGCAGCCAATTCTACTTGTCCATGAGCTGTTCTTAAAACACCAGCTAATTCAGCAGCATTGTTTGCAACTTGAGGTGTAGCTTCAAAGTTAGCTACTAGGTCTGTATTTTTAGTTGTCATATATATCTCCTATTATGCTTCTGTACAAGTTATACCAAGAACTTTCGCTTTTTCCATTCTAGTAGCTCCAATGCTCATGCAGTAGTAAACTTGAGTAGCATACGATTTGTCTGCTCTTTCGTCTATTCTTGCATTTACATCTTTACCTATTGCTAGAGTGATTCCATCTTGTGCGAAAGCTATGCAAGTTCTGTCATTACCAGTCTTTGCAAGTCTATTGGAAACTGTAAATTTGAAGCCAAGAAAAGTATCAATTTCGCCTTGGACTAATGCCTTAACTGTATTGAAATCAGAACTTGTTACTTCGGTTACATTTAAAAGATTATTGATCTGCTCCGGAGACACGATAATGTGTCTTGGAATTGAAGGATCAACACTAGCTAAATCAAACGTCTCTTTAGCTTTCGCTAATTTAGGAATGTTTAAGCCTGTAGTTGAGCCAACACTAGCTGCGATTGCAGTTTGTGCAGTTTCAGTACCAGAACCAGTTTCGCCTGTTGAAGCAGAACCAGTTGCAGCAGCAATAATCACATCATCCATTGCTCTACCCATTGCCATAGCAGCGGCTTGTGCGTAAGATGAAGTCGGGTCTATTAAAAGACGTACTTTGTCTTGTTGATCAATAAGATCAGCAAACTCGTAATCTGCAAGAGATACTCTTCTTCTTGAGTGAGGAGTGTCTATTTGCGGAGTATCAGAGTGTCTACTCGTTTTAAGTTGAGCAGTTACTGAACCAACTTGGTCAAAGAAAGCATTTTTTCCAACAACACTTTCCTGTCTGACTTTGTCTCTTAATAATGATCCCATTTGTTGAGATAACATTTGTATGTTAGCAGAATACTGCTGTACAAATGCTGTAGTTATTTGTGATGACATAATTGTCTCTCCATTATTATTATTGTTATTATAAAAATCAGAAAGGTTATCCACTCACATGAGTAGGCAATTCTTGGATTTAAACTCTTTTAGAGTAGAAGTCTATTCCTTCTTGGCAGTAAGGTTCTTACGAATTTTCTTACTTATTATCCAATTATAGTATTTTTCTGCAGTTGGCAAGGGATCATTTTTCTGATCAATAGAACCGACCTCTTTAACCAACCGCAATACTTCTAACCGAATTTCTCTATCATTAAGATTATTTATCTGCATTTAACATCTCTCTTAATGTATAAACTTGTTGTACCACTTTATCGTGATCTGGATGTTGCTTATTCCAATAAGGTCCATCAGTATCATTAGTAATAGTTGATATTTCAGTTTCAATGTCAGCAACTGTATTTACGTTTTCACTTTCAGTTGCAACAATTTTATCTTCTGACATCATGTTTGCAATTTTTGCAAAGCCTTTTATTATTTCTGGATGGTCTCCAAGTCTTATACCATTTGATAAAGTCATATCTAAAATTTCCGGATTAATATTAGCTTTTGCTAATGCACCAGCTTGTTTAACTTTACCTTCAAAGTCTCTACCCCATTCTTGTCTTAACTCTTGTTCAGCTTGAGATTGAGCAGTTTCAGTATCTATCTTTGCTTGTTGTGCAGAGCCTTCCATATTATTTTTATAAAAATCTAATATACCTGCTGCTTGTTTATTATTTAATCCTAATTTATGAGATTGTTCTGCAAAAGATTTAATTGCACTCTCATCCATATTAACTACATCTGACTTAACATCAAAATTATATTTGTCTGCAGATTCTGGTCTACCTAATTTTGTGTATGCTTCATCCCAAGTTTCTTGAGTAGAATTTTTTGTAGGTATAACTATTTTATCTTGACCAATCATTTTTACTGCATTGATATAAGATTTAGCTAAAGCATCTGCTTCTGTAAATTTTTCAATGTTTGGATCTTTTCTATACTCTTCACTAATAGAATCTTTCCAAGATGGTGCTGGTTGTGCAGCCGGAGCTGGTGTTGTTGGTTGTACTGTTTCTGTAGTCGCTTGTTCTACAGGCACAGTTTCTTGTGTTATCTGTTCATTTGACATTTTTATTTTTCCTTATCGTTTCGTAGCATTGATTTAATAAATAGAAGAACACTACGTTGTCCTTCCATATATGCACTTTCATGGCTATCACCTTTTACATTAGTGGTAGAATGATAATGACATCTTTTTTCAAGGTCAGACAAAACCTCTTTGCCTTCGTCTGTATTGAATATGTATTGATAATTTTTTTTTAATCCTGCTATAAATTTTTCTAGTTGTTTATCTTGTTTCATATTATTCCACTTCTGAATTTACCAAAGCCTTTGCTTCTTCCGGCAATGCTTTTGCAAGTGGTGCTATATCTCCTCCGGCTTGTGCAACTTGTTGCATCTGTGCCATTTGTTGTTGTTCTGCAGCTTGTGCTGCTGCTT